TACCTCCACTAAAACTTTAATCTGCTTCGGGCGAAGCTCTTCGAGCTTCCCTATTCTAACTATTTGTAAAATTCTTCCTTTTACGAATAGTTACCCATGATTTTCACTCTCTTTTCTCTTCTCCTGCTTGCCTACTTTATTACTTTCTACCTTGTTCCTTAAACTCAAGTTTTACCATATATTCAATTTTCAATCTATTTCGATATGTTATCATATTTTTTAATTGACAACAACTCTTTTTATTGATAAAATTATATTAATTCTTTGACTGCTTGTATTTATTCAAGCGGTCTTTTTTTACGATTTTTTATACGCTCTTCTTTTTTCAGTTTTTTATAAATATAACCTTCTACCAAATGCTTGTCGTTGTCATTTATTATTGATATTACATCAGATGCATCTTCTTCAAATCCTGTCAGTACTTTATCATTATACAAAGCTACAATTCCTAAGGCATTTATTAAACGCTTCTTTGATTGTTGTCCATCAAGTTCATGTGCATATTCTCTTACGAGTTTTAAGTCTAAATTTAACCCTTTTAACTTAGTATTTCTAAGTCTATCCCACCATGATAAATACTCTTCGCCGTTTTTGCGAAAACTTAGGGTAGTACTAGTTAAATACTTTAAAAAAACAGACTTATTGTCTATGATTTTGTATATACGCTCTAGTGGTGCCGGCACTGATGACCGAGCAGCCGTATCTGTTTTTAGATAATCATCTATCCAGTTATCGCTATAATAATAAAATTTTCTTTTAGTAGTAAATTCAATGTTTACTATAGTTGTTGTGTTTGGCATATATTTATCTGCCAAAGCTTTTATATCTGTATATGTGCTTCTAACGTCATTCAAAGTTTCTTTAAATAATGTTTTAATAGTTTCGTTAGTGCCGTGTGTTAAATAAAATTCTAATCTTGCTTTATGGATTACAAGACGATTTTTCTCTGAATATGCTGTCTCAAAGCAAAATTTATCATAATAGCTAATAAGACCATTATCATACCAAATATCAAAGAAAAAACCTTTATAACCTTTGTCTATTACTTCTTTGCCTTTATTATAAATCTTAGCAGTTACATTGTTACTTTTTAATGTACCAAGAGATATGTATTCTTTATTTCTTATTGTACCATTCTTTGCTGTGTCTAGGCTGCTTATCTCATACATTCGCTCCATTGTAGTTTTCATGTGCTTACTTAAATATGCATCTGTAGTGATTTTGCTTAGACTTTGAATTGCATTAGTATGATAACAATAATCTATCCTATTTTCTCTACATTTCAATATTTTTACATCATGTTCGAGCTCAAAAATACTTAATACATCTGCATAACTTTCTGCTAATAATTCTTCCTCTCCTCGTGTCCATAAGCCAAAAGCTCTTATCTGCACTGCAATGCGTGGTGTGCTTTCATTTGGTAAATATTTGCTTATGAATATATCATATAAATCAGGCTTTGTTAAACAGTAAGTATATATATCGTAACTTTTTGTATCAATATATAAATCATAGTCCCCATACGCTTGTGGCTCTCTGTTTGATATCGCCGAAACCTTTAGCATTTCTAAGTTAATTAAAAACTGTTTTAATTTTTGATTGCCGTTATAATCGTCTGCCAACATAACCGTATAATAGATATTGTCTATACATGGCAAAAATTTATCTCTTTTTAAATTGAAATATTCGTTACGTTCTTTTTCTGATAATTCACTATAAAAATAAGTCCTTTTAACGTCAATTCTAATTGCCATTTAATCACCTACTTTGTTAAATATTTATTTTGTGGTCAAAAGAGTGTTTGACCACAAAATTTTTTAAGAAAAAATCCTAATTTTATGCGGTCTGAATAGTGTTTTTTATCAAAAATCCATGGGACGTGTTACATACCCGTCCTTGACCCCTCTTACGGGCTCTATTTTTTCTTCGCATTTTGCAACCTTTTTCTATCTTTTTTGATAACGCTTTTCTAATAGTCGCTTTGTATCCGTCACTATACCGATACACCACCCCCAAAGCCTTCCGATGGGGTCCCCCCTACCCCCATCTCCAGGCGTAGGCGGTGGTCTTTCTGTTACTGTTTCTGATTCAGGCTCTGGTAGTATCTCTATTTCATCTTTAATCGCCTCTTGCTTGCCTTGTGCTGCGTCTTCAATGTCTCTTTGATTATTATTATAATGTTTTAAGTCAAAACCTTTGATAGAGCCGTCAAATAAAAAGAACGAGTTATATATTTCTGAGTATTTGCGTTTGTAAAAGAAAAACTCTCTATCTACCTTTTCCCTTATGCTGTACCAATATGTTATAGTTACAAAGGTTGGTACAGGTAGAAGAACAAAGGGCCCAAAGTTATTTAACTTTCGATGTTTAACTTCATACTCTAAAAAACCTCGAATCTGCCTATCTATTAAGCGATCGTTTTGAGATATTAAAATAAAGTGATAACCAAGCTTCCGATGTTGCGTAAAAAAATTTATCCAAGCCATACGGTCGGACTTTGTATACTCTCTGGGATTAAAAAAGACTTGGCACTCGTCAATATAAACAGTACATTGACCTTCTTTGCCTATCTTGTGATTTTTAAAGGCATAGTCAACCAGCCATTGTACAGTTAAATCTGTATTGTCTACATATGTAAATCTTGCTGCTTTTTTATTGCCGTTTTTAGTCAATAAATCCATGTCTATAGGAAAGTTTGCTATTACCGGGCGTTTGCGTTTTAATAGATTATAATAAATATCCTTAGCTACATGCAAACTCTTTCCTGAGCCGGGGGTACCTGAATACAAATAGATCATAGGCAATAAGCTCCTCTCACCTAAGTAAACTCAATCGCTTAATAATAAATTTAAACGAATAATAGTTAGTCATAGCGACAATCCAAGTAGTTGTTGATGCAAGAATAAAATCAAACGGCACCACCCAAGCCAAAAAATTTAAAAACTGCAAGTCATCAAATGCAAAAACCATCGTTTGAAATGGACTATAAGGTAATGCACCTATTGCCATTACAATTACAACTGTAAGAAAAGTAGTGTATATTATTTTATGCTTATATTGATTCATATTAGAAAAAGCAAAAAGTTTTAACAGTATTTTCATTAAAAATCAACCTCCAGTCCTACCAGTTTAGAACACCAAAAGACAAAGTGATCTTAATCAAACTAAGAGCCCAAATGATAGATAACATAAATCTAATTATATTTCTTAATGCAACAAAATCTTGCATATCAAGAGTAATTATACCTATGTCGCTAAATGCTTGTGTTTGAGTAAAATCAAAATGAAATATAGGTGCAAAATCTGAGCCTCCATGCAACGCTAATTGACTATAAATATGCCATATGTCCCAAGGGATACTAAATGGAAATCTATTTCTTAAATCAGGTAATTCAAAGTTTAAAAATGGTAAATAGTCATATACCATATCAAAATCAGGCACGTCACTAAAAATTGAATATATTACATCCGGCAATGCAGCCGGTATTGATATTATAAAATCGTATATGTTACTTATAGTTCCTAAATAATTACCAACTGTATAGAAAAAAGGATCCAATATATTATTTAATACACCTGCAAAACCTCGAAGCAATTCACCTATTGTATAAAACAAAGGTTCAAACACTCTATTCAAGACATTTGCTAGTTGCTCAAAAAATCCTCTCAACCAATCTAATATTGTCTGTAACAAACCTAAGATACCTGTTAAGTCTGGAGTTGCTGGTGGGTTGACTGGTATATCTGGATTGTCTGGTATGTCAGGGTTTGGCGGTGTAACCGGAGGTGCATCGGGTATTGACCATGTTATGAAATCTGGTGGCGTGTATGGCATTGCTTTGGATAAATTCCTGCCTTGAAATAAGTCTACTGTGGCACTTGATGGTATATCTGCTGTTATGTTGGGTATGTAAATGCCTGTGTTTGTTGCAGTTTGAGGCACTCCTACAGCTCTGGTAAATAGCTCTAAATTTTCAATCGTTGACGAAAAGTTTAGCTCAAATATATCAAGGCTTGTTACTGGTGTCATTATTAAAGATAAAGTGTGACGAGTGCTTATCTGACCATAATGATTTTTAAAGTCACCGGCAGAAAGACCAGCAACCGGAGTTGATAAAGACCTACTCAAAAACGGACCATCTGCAATATTTACTCCATGATAAATCCAATCATTCATAAGATTAATCCTTCTTCCAGCAGGCATAGGGCCAGATCCAGATTGATACGCAGAAGAATTACCAAAACCATTTAACTCACGTGGATTAAATAAAAGTGAACTATGAGTCCTAAGCATATGCACAGGATAACGAGAAAAAGATCTACCATTTTCAACACAAAAGACAGGTGCAACAGTGTAACGCATCAAATATCTAACTACACGTGATCCTTCAGCAGTATTGATATCGTTAATTCCAGTTGCAATACTTTGTGCATAAGCATGAGACGCACCAAAAGACCTGAGTAAATTTACAAATCCGTCTGCATTTAATATCGCAACAGGCAGTGAGTAAAAGTTGGCAATAGTAATAACCTCAGAACCTGATCCACGACCTGTTATCAAATTTTCAATTATAGTTGCTGCACCAATGCCCATAAGAGCTAAATCATTAAAACTCAAAGAAATACCTCTGTTATTATTTGGAGGCTGCGGAGGTTGATTGTTGCTGTTGTGATAATATATAAATCGCTTCATGTGTCCCAATTCCTGTTCAGACGCATTATTTACTATCCTCTCTGCCTCCTCAAGCAGATCTCTTGTATTTACAACATAGTTACCTGCTAAACTAGACTCTGACATTTGAATCGCTGTTACACCTGCCAATCCTGCACTAAGGTAAAAAGCTTGAGCGTTTGTTGATACATGATATTTTGCATAGGATTTTAATATCCAATAAACAGCTTTTACCAATGGATAAGCTACAACAGCTGCTGTTGGATTTATTGCAATAAATTGAGCTTCGGCTATGTTCATTACATCAAAATCTTGTTGAGTCCAACCTTCAAAATCTATTTCATTTTCTATTTCATTAAAGTTAAAAATTGGATAGTCATCAATTGATTCACCTATATATATATTTATGTAATCTGGTGTACTCTCCGATGGGTGAGCTTCAGGATAATATTGGGCTAAAACTAAGTATGGAAAGGCTGCCATTTTAAATATAAAAACGGCTAAAAATAAGGATATTAGTCTTGTTTTTATTGTTCTTTCCATCAAAACACCCCTTAGTTTAAAAAAGGGACTTAAATTTAATTAAGCCCCAATAACAAAAAATAAAAATGGAAGTTGACGTTAGTTGTTTACGCTGATGCTCCTTTTCTTATTAGCCTTATGCCAAGCTGCCATACGACTACAGCACCAGTAATAACTACTATCGCAGGAAATACAACGCCTACTGCTTCTAGCCCTTGTGTAACAATGCCGTTAACTGAATCCGTTAAATCTGGTATTATATTTGGTAATGTTACTGATGGTGTCATTAATAAAACCCCCTCTTTGTTTTAACAAGACATTATTGTCCTCATTGCTCTTACTAGGATTTCTGAAAATGTGTAAGTTAAGACAAAAATTATCACACTCAACAGTAATCCATATCTAAAACCTATTTCAACTTGCTCTATAGATTGAGATGTCAAATTTTCTGCTATCATTGATATTTCATTCGTGAGATAATAATAATTAGTCATCTGTCACCTCTTAAAGCTTGTTGATACTAGGATAATTAGTAATATTGCTGTAATAAAGCCTATAAGCATTGGCATTACACTTGTCGTTGCTATGGCTCTTTCTAGCTGATAACTTAGTAAAAACTGGTATTCGTATAAAGATAATAGTATTTCTGATAGACTGGTATCTAGTGATTCTGCATGTTGCAAAATGTTTTCTAATAAAATTTCTATCTGTTCTTGATTGCTTATTAGTCTATCTAATAATTCTAACTCCATAGTAATCACCCAGTAATTTTATGCTGTTTTTTTTGACTTGTCTGGTTGTATTATGTTTGCGTCCAAATCACCTATGTAGTCTAAGTCAATTATTGATAACTTTGCTTTTAGGTCTGCACCTACGGACATTTCAACCTCGACTTCATACATTGCCGGCACTGATTTTATCTTGTGGGCAATAGTTAGTGGTAAGCCTTGTTTTAAAGGCTTTTCGCCTTTCATGTTATCTTTGATTTTGGGGTTTAAGCTGGTGTTACCATAAAAAAATGTTGATATACCCTCGTTTATTACTCCTGTTTTTTCGTCTACTATTTTGTACGGCATGGCGTATAATAGCATCATTTGCATTTTCATTGCTTTGTCCTCCTTTAGGTTTTGGATTCGCCTTTTTTTTCGGCTTTTTTATTTTAATTTTTTGGACTGTCTTCTTTAATTTTGTATATCAAAAATCTGTATCATCTTCACTGTCATGATAAACTTTATAATTTTCAGACAGTTTTTTCATCACTTTAATCATCTTGATATCGTCACAGATCCAAGAACTTCAAAAAAATTTGATATAAAATCAGCAACAACAATATACATAAAAGCCAAATCGTTATACTATTTGCGTATAATAATATTATTTGTTGCATTTTTCGTCCTCCTTTAATTTTTGGATTCACCATCCTGCTCGTTAGAGGAATTTTAATTTTTAGGACTGTCATCTTTGACTTTGTATATCAAAAGTAAGTTGTTAAAATAAGTTGTATAACCAGACTCAGACTTACTAGAAACAAATAGATTTGCTTGAAACAGCTCTATATTTGGGTTCTTCTCTAAAAATTCATTTATTAAAATTTCAGAGGAGTCCTCTTTAATCTTGAAAAATTTTGACTGATACATTGATTATCATTCCTTTTCAGAGTTTTAATTACTGTTAATATGAAATGGTAAGTTATCATTCTTCAGAGCGAAGATTCAACTCTTTTACAGTCATGGTTACGTTGAAAGCTAAACAAGCAGTAGCAAATGAATTATAAAAAGGATTTTCTATATTTCTTCTGAACTCAGATATATAAATAGCTTTGAATACATCTGTATCATCTTCACTGTCATGATAAACTTTAATACCTAGTTTAATTAAATCATCAATTGTTTTTTCTGGTGAATTATCTTGCATCGCTATCAATGTCCTTTTCGTAAAGTATCAATAGATCATAGACAAACGCTTGTCCTCTTTGTATTGGCGTTACTTGCAATACTTTTATGTTTTGATTGTTTTGTAAAAATTCGTTTACTGCTGCCTCGCTTCGACGGTCTATGCTTGTGTATAGCTTTATTTGATACAT